GGACTGCTTGCGCGGCAAGCGTACCGGTGACTAGCCAACTTCTACGTAGCGAGCATAGTAATGGGCTACGTCACGCGGAGCAGGCAGAATCTCGGACAAATAGGAGAGATCGTGGACACGAATGGCCCGCTCGGCTACGAGCTGCATTGGGATGGAAACATGATACATCTCTGCGAACAATTCGCGTGTCGACTGGGCAGGCGCGAAATCAGGAATAGGAGTTCGTAAGATGGCGTTCCAATCTCGGCCCCAATGCTCATCGCGATGTGTCATGTCCACATCAGCGGTAAGATCCAAAGTAACGCGGGCGAGAACACCTAAGATGGGGCACTGTGGCAATTCATAGGCCAAAGACAGTGCCTTCGATTTGAGAAGTGAATCCATCACGGCGTTACCCGCATGGACGAAGGAGGAGGTCCAACCAAATGACTGGAGGACGCGGCGTGGATCTTTAATAATATCGCCGCTAGAACTAAACGTCATGCCACAGAAATGGGCATGTGCCGGGTCACGAACTTCGTGGATTTCGACCTTAAACCCACACTTCTCGAAGTCGTCGGCAGTCAAGGGGGCATCACAGGCGAAGATGCCATCGTCTCCTTCAACGAATCCCTTGACATGGGCTCCTTTTAAGTGTGCAATATACAAGACCAAGAAAAGATTGGTCAGTCCATTGCCAACACTTGTACACATATCACCGGACATCCTATGGGCCATCAACCAATAGAATAGACCAGTAGAGGTACGAATCTCATTCTTCCCAGAAATCACCTGGCAAATGAAACTAACATCCTCAGGATAATTCTGTAAGAGATATGTGTACACAAGACATTCACAAGCGAGCATCACTTTGCGCCTGATAGAGCCTTCAAAGTTCTTGTAGTCATTCTCGCTTATGTGCACTCCGTAAATCTTCAAGGCATTGATTAGTGCGGCACGCTCTGGGATAGGCACGTGTTTAATAAACCAAGGAGACTTATAAACCTCCTCTTCCACGGCCTTGAAATAACGTCCAGACCACGCCTTAAACCAATCAGTACGCGAGTTGATGCCTCGCGCAAACTTATACTCGCCATAAGACTCGAGTTTAAGAAATGACTTGATTTTGCGGCATAACTTGAGAGACGGCCGCTCGCCGCGGAGCCGGTCGTGAAGGACGCGCAACTCCTCCTTGCGCTTTAAGGTATAAGGTGCCCCATCCAGCCAGCCCTCAAAAGTACCAACACGAACAGGACTGAACAGAGTAGGCAAAACACTAAGAACAAAGGCGGCAAAGTCGCTATAGAATCCGGGTGCAGGATCGGGTAAATCGGATACAAGACGCTTTCGGATAGCGAGAAGGTTTGTGTCCGTGTCCCGTCGATCGGTGCTGAGTGGCGCATAACCCGGCACAGCACCAAAATTGAGCCTCCTATAGTTAACAGAACGCTTGCGACGAACAGGAGGTACAGGAATGTGTAAGGATCCGGAATCCATCTGCTTCGAGTTGGGCAACGGTAAACCCACCTCGCAGGATCGATACCCAACTGCATAGACCTTTGCATTGGCCCCCATAGCGCCAGGGACGCAGTGTTTAAGTTTACTACGTACTGTACTGGATCGTAGGGACCGAATGGAGGCCGGCGGAGAAAACCCTGGCCACAGACGGCTGCACCGTAAGCGGCGACCTCTGATCCGTTCATAACATTGACGGCCAGATCATCAGAGACGGGTAGAGATGGGCATCGGAGCAACTTTGCTCTAGTGTTTGCCAGAACAGTCACCGCATTCTCAATGGGCCTATTTTCAATAAGCACAATCGAGATTTGGTGAGGGGCAAAGACCATGGAAAATGGTTCGATCCATCCAAGGCGCACAAAGCCGGTATAAGCGAGCTGAACAAAGCCTTGGAG